GCTCTCTCCGTCTCTGCTGCTGTTATTAGCTCGGCTGGTACGGCCGCTGTTTCCTTCACAGGACAGGTTACCGCAGCTTCTGCTCTCAGCTCGGCTGGTACGGCCGCTGTTTCCTTCTCTGCTGTAAGGTTACCTGCCGCCGCAATAAGCTCTGCTGGTACGGCCGCTGTTTCCTTCACAGGACAGATCACAGCAGCCTCCGTTATTAGCAGTGCGGGCGCGGCTAGTGCGACATTCTTCTCGGACAGCGCAACAGCGGCATTGAGTGCGGTTGGATCATCCACGTTTAGTGCAACCGCTCAAGCGATAAGAAACGCTGTACTCTCCAGCGTGGGCTCTGGGTCGGTATCTATAACCGCACAACGTATCGTATCATCAACAATGACGACGGTAGGTAGCGGAATCGTTAGCTTTGGGGCCGCAGAAGTTAAGAACGCGACACTATTAGTCACAGGGTCTTCTACGGGTAGCGTAGTAGCCCAAGCTATTTCTTCTACCGCCTTTGTCTCCTCAGGTGTCGCTGCTGCTAACATATTCGGGCAAGGTATACAGGCGGCCTCATTAGTCGCGAACGGCGTGTCTACTACAACTCTTGTCGCCCAGAGAATCTTCTCTTCGCAACTCGCGGCGGATGGCCTGAGTTCGTTTAGTGCAGTCGCCGTTTCCATAAATTCAGCGACATTCAACGTAACAGGGAGTAGCTCGACTTCATTTGTTGGTTCAGCGACTAAGCAAGCGATATGGTCTTCTTCTGCGCTATCTTCCGTGTCGTTCGTAGGCGAACGAGATTTCGCTGAGTTTATTTCAGTCGGTAGCTCTACATCTACATTCTCTGCGGAACTTGTCAAATCTTCCGACTTTATATCCCAAGGAATATCTTCGAGTGACTGGCTAGCGGAAGCAACACAAGAGTCTATCTGGGACGTTTCCGTTACCTCCTCTTCCGCTTTTGAGGCGGTAGCTTTCACAGAAGCAGTATTTGACATGGCTGGTGTCTCCAGCATGTATATGACCTCCAACGACACGGTCATAGTACCAACCAGCTTTACGATGGATGGCGGCTCACGATTCTCTGCCGTAAGTGCGGGGTACATAATCGCCCCCGTGAATTCCAGGAACACCCTGATAGTGCGTCCAACAAGTGGCCTGACAATAGCGGGCGGTAACAGACCTATTGTGGTTCCTGCGAGGAATAATCCAGTAAGCAATACGATCAAAGTTCTGAGAACCAACTAGGAGAGAGAGAGAGTAACCATGGCTAGCTTGACAACTATCGTTCGGTACAGAGGGGATACTGTACCCGACTCCTTCTCGCTACAAAACCCAGACGGGACACCCCTGGATTTGGTTGGTTCGACGTTCAAAATGACCGTCAACCGAACGAAAGACCCCCTAAACATAACCCAACAGCTTTATGAGTTGATCGGCGTAATCGTTGACGCCCCCGGAGGTATGGTATGGTTCATTCCGTCGCAGGCACAGTCCGATCAACTACCGGGCAGATACTTCTATGACGTGCAGCGTATAGACGTTTCAGGCCTCATCCACACGATCCGAAAAGGTACATACAAGTATAAGCAGGATATAACGAAGTCCATCGTCTAAAACCCTTGACCTTTTCGTTTTTTCCCTTATATACTATTAACCCTAACGATTAACCTTAATAGACCCAAAAGGAACTGAAAATATGTCTATCTATGCCCTGTACGGTGCCGATGAAGATACCGCTGAGAACGGTAAGTGGTTCAAATTGACCAAGGAAATCTCAGTCAAGGTGCGACGGTTTAAATCAAAGAAATCACGCAAGGTCCGAGAAGTCCTTGAATCTCCCTACAAGCGTACGAATAAATTCGGCGCACTACCGGAGGATGTCGCTGATGAGGTTGGCCTTCGTCACGTCGCCGAAGGTATTCTCTGCGATTGGAAGGGTATCACCTCGAAGGACGGTGAACCTATCCCTTATAGTCCTGATGCGGCGGAAAAGCTATTCCAGGACCTACCCGAGTTTAAAGATGCCGTCGCCGAACTCTCTTTGGACCTCGACAACTATCGCGATGAAGTCAAAGACGGTGTCTCGGGAAACTAACAGAAGTCCTTCTGTATTATCTAGCCAATCCCGTTAAGAAAAAACGGGATTGGATTACGCAATTAAAGAAGGAAGGATTGATAAAAAAGAAAGAGGAAGAAACCTCTTCAGACGCCCCAGAAGTTATACCTGAAGCGCAGTGGTTGTGGGTAGGCTTTAGCACTCTAAGTGGTCAACGACTTTATAAAGACGATGGACCCCAACCGATCACTATAAGCGACGTGTATAGTTATAGTAAAATTGAAGGACATTCCACCGCGGAAAGTTCTTGGCTTCTAGAAGTTGTCTGTGAACTCGATAGACTATTTATCGAGAAGACACAGGAAAGACTAGATAAAGAGCAACGTAAAGCGAGTAAGAGAAGTGGCCGATCAGTTAAAAATCGAAATTGATGTCTCAGCGGCTAGAGAGTCGCTGAGTAGTCTATCCACGTCTTTTGCTTCGATGAAGACTTCGGTAGGTGGGAGCGTCGCTGGAGCTAGCACCGCTATAACCAAACTGAATACGGCGATGCATAATATTAAAAAGCTTGATGATGGTGTTCTCACCTCACTCAATACATTGAACACAACGCTTGCCTCTTTCACCACTGATAAGATAAAAGCCCTCTCTGCTGCGCTAAACGACCTAGGTTCAACAAAAACCACAATAGCAGGCATTAGCCAAGAGATGAAGACTCTTGGAACTTCGTTGGCAAACATAAAGGTACCAGCGGGAGCCGCCGGTTTAGGAGACGCGTTTAGAAAATCTGGGGCAGAAGCTAGCAACGCAAATTCCCACGTTAAGCGATATGCGGAAGTTCTCCGAAGTGAAGCGCAAGCCGCCAAAGCCTCTGAAGCCGCAGCTCGGGCCACAGCGAGGGCCACAGCGGACTTAGCAAAGGTCAAAGCCGCTGCCACAAGAGATATACAGAACCTCAGCAGAGAACTCATCAATTCTGCTGGGTATATGACTGGTTTCGGCGTAACCGCCGGAAACTTGGTATCCTCATTTAACAAAGTAAATGTCTCAGGTATAGGCGTTGTAGGTGTATTCCGCGCGGTGTCCGCACAAATTGGTACTATGGGTGCTGGTGTAGCGGCCTTAGGTGCTATCGGACTAGCTGTTGCAGGAATTGGTATGGCGGCAGCGACTATAGTAGGTCCAGTAATAAAAGTTTCAGACAGCTTTACGTCCTTCAAGGCTACGGTTGACGCAATAGACGGTTCCGGCGCGGGCGCAAAAGCCCTAGAAGGCCTCAAGGGAGTCGCTCAACGTACGAGTCAAGACATAAACGTTCTAACAGCCAATTTCAAAGGATTCCGTGTTGCAGCGGAAGGTGTTGGATTTAGCGCCCAGCAGACGATTCAATATTTTGAAGGATTCAGTGTCGGTCTACGCGGCGTGGGAGCAGACTCTCAAAAAACAGAAAAAGCTTTTCTTGCGCTCACACAGATGATGTCCAAGGGCAAAGTTCAAGCAGAAGAATTGAGAGGACAGTTCGGCGACGCGTTCCCCGCGGCAATGTCAGCTTCCGCAGAGGCTTTGGGCGTTACTACCGCCCAACTTGACGCGATGCTTAAAGCGGGTCAAGTTATGGCGAAAGATTTAATTCCTAAACTTTCGGCGTTGTTGAATCAGAAGTTCGGAGACGCGCTATTAGAACAGAGTAAAACAGCCACGGCGGCTCTTACTAGACTCGGTAACGAGTTTACTTACGTTTTGGAAGCTATGGGTTCTGGTGGTTTCGGGGGAATCTCCGCAGGGTTCGCCAACGGTGTTGATATGATAACCAAGGCGCTTAGTAGTGAGGCCTTTAAAGACTTCGCTAGAGTATTAGGCGATATTATGGGCGCGTTACTCGCTCTTCTTGGTGGAGCTTTAGCTGGCGTTCTTGACGCTTTTTCTGCGTTACCTACGGCTCTGCGTTTTTGCGTAGAGGTTCTGGGCTCACTAACTTCAGGTTTTCGTTCTTTTGTTAGTAATATCTTCCCAGGCGTGGACGCTATGCAGGCTCTAGCAATAGCTGCAAGAGCAGTAGCCTTTGTGCTCACGGCTGCGTTCATCGCTATGAATGCCCAGGCAGCGGCTGCTGGCATCGCCGCGGTTGCTACGCGGGGCTTGGGGGCGGCTATGGCCGCGCTTGGTAAGGCTCATCCAATTCTTATAGGACTGTCTGTTGTGGCTCTGGCCGTTAGCGCGGCTCTTAGTACGACAGCGGGTAAAGCGCTTTTTGCCAAAGATTCTTTCGGAGAAACGGCTAGAGCGGCAGATATAGTGAAAGAAGCCATTAAGGGGGTCAACACTCAAGCTAAAGAATCTCCAGGTGCCCTAAGCGCCACGGCGTTGGCTTTCGGTTCTTTCACTTCAGCTCAGAATCAAGCAAAGACAGCAATCGCAGGAATTGAAGCACAACTATCCTCGAACGCGGATAGACTCAAATCATATGACTCAAACATGACGGCTTCGAAGAGTACAATAGAGGGTTGGAAGTCGAACATCGAGTCTAGTAACCGTAGTTTGGAAGCTCAGAAAGCTTCTCTAAGCCTCTGGGGCGTTGAGTTGAGCAGCTCGAACCAAGCACTTGCGGCTCAACTCGTACAGACAGGGTTACAGAAAGAAGAAGTAGCCAAGCTTGTTCAGCAATATCAATTCCTGACTCAGACAGAGTCTGAAAGAGCGGCTTCGCTAGAGAAAGAGATGAAAGCTGAAGAGACAAAAATACAAGTTCTTTCTAAAATGTATGATAAAATCAAACAGGTGACGGACGCCGAGATTGCTCAAATGAGGACTCGCGGACTATCCGAAGAGCAGATCAAGGCTGGCTCCGCAGCAGGCATCGCGGCACTAGACTCTTTTGGATCGGCTATAGGAAAATCTGCGGCGGCTCATGCCGCTATGACTTTTGCAGCGAACGAATCAAAAGATAGTACTAAAGCCTTGGCTCAAGCGACAGATGAAGCAAACAAAAAGTTTGGAACGAACATCACGACTCAGGATACTCTAGCGGCAGCAACCGCTAGGATTACGGAGAAGACGGATGGTGCAACTACCGCTACAGAGAAAGCTGCTGAAGAACAGAAAAAACTAGCAAAAGCCTCCGAGAGTACGTCTACGTGGATGGAGACTCTAAATGGACTTTTCTCCGACACCGCGGGTAATATTGAAAAAAGTTCAACGGCGATAACTACGGCCTCTACGTCTTTCTCAACGGCGAACACAAACGCTGCGCTTCTAGCAACCTCTCTATCGACAATGAATACGGCATTGTCGGGCATGAACACTACAACGCCCCTAGTGGCTGAAAGCGTCGGAGCACTACTAACCGCCGCCGCACAGGCACCGAATCTTACGCTTATGGCTACCGAGCTGACGAAGATTCAGACAAGCTTCGCTTCCATGCTCACAACGGTTCCTCCTGTTGTAGATAAGCTGACGGAAATGATGGTAGGAGCAGCTACGGGTGCGCCCCTTATCACGTCTCTCGCTGTGTCTCTGGAGAGAATACCGCCACTTGCTGAAGGAATTCGTCTCGTCAGTGAAAGTATGTCCGCGTTTCTAGCGCTTATGGTCGAATCTCAACCGGCAATAGACTCTATCGTACAAGAGATGGGAAGATTAGCTGCCGCGGGCGACTTAGCCTCAGGTGGTTTTATCGCTGCACAGGAAGCGGGGGCAGCGTTCGCCGACTCTTTGGGTTCAGTGGACAGCGCGATAGACGCAACGATAGGTAAGTTGATCGCGATGAAAGACGCGGCTGAAAAGGCCCTAGCCGCGGCAAGTAAGGCTGCTAGCGCCGGAGGTGGTGGAGGTGGTGAATCAACTCCACAAGCTGGTCGCTATGGTGGTATTTCTGGAGCGTTATCTGAGACACAGCGCGTGTCTGACAGTGTATTCGGGACGGCCCCCGCACTAAGATCGGGAACGTCTAACACAAACAAATTCATCTCTAAGGTCTCAGGTGGTGGTATCCCTTCCATTCTCCACCCCAACGAGGCGGTTGTGCCTCTTCCAAAGGGCGGAAAGATACCCGTGGACATTCGCACTGTGGCGAAACAAGAGACATCTAAGAAGAAAGCTACTACTAAGATAGATACAACACCTATCGCCAGATCAATCGACCGATTCTCTAGTAACACCGCGTCCGCGATTGGGCGCTTCCATGGGGGTAGTGATGCCACTAGTTCTCCTTCAAAAGAAGCAACCGCCGGAGCTGGTGGATCAGGTCTGTTCTTCAACCCCCAGCCACAGGGTAGACAACGAACCCAGGATGGGTTAGATACTCCAGCGATTAAATCTAAGACTAAAACCAACTCCACCTCTGGAGAAGCCTCCGCTGGAGGTAAAGCTCCAGTTTACAACATATACATCACCGTGAACGCTACCGATTCCGACAGTTTCAAAAAATCTGAAGATCAGATTGTCAGAGGCTTTGTTGAGAAGGTCAAGCGGGCAAACCGTCGTGTAAACTAAGGACCATTACCTAAATGGCGTACATGGTCTGTGATCGGTTCCACGAGGGACCATTTTGTAGCGATAAAAGATACGAGACGACAGGACCTGAAAAAGAGGACTGTATCACGACTGCCTTCCTATCCTGCGTAAATAATATATGGAAATGCCGCGAAGAAATCGCAAATGGGAGTTTTCTGTATAGTCTCAATCGGGCTGATGGGCTTGACGTAGTGAGTAAACCCCTCGATGATCTAGAATGTTACGACGACACGTGTCTGGAAGAGTACCTACAGTGTTGGTGTACAGGTATGGCAGGTCTTACTTGTGTCGTGTGTGGGGATGAGCAAGGCGGTTCGTTCGGTGGTCCTGTAGATGAGCCTGACGCTCTTGATGACACAAAGAAGAAGAAGAAGAAGCTGAAACAGACTAAAAACGAGATTACTATCTCTGATACCGATGTTATCATACCACTACTCTTCGGGAGCGTTGTCGTATATGGAAACATCCTTGAAATTTATAAGACAGACCCCACTCACGTTAGTATGTTGATCGCTATTGGAGAAGGGCCTATTGAAGGTATAACCCGCGCGTGGATCGGGAATCAGTTGGTCATAGATAACACCTCTTCGGGCCTCACGAGAAGTGCCGCTGCGAAGAAAGAAAAATTGAACATAAAGATATTCAAAGGAGGCCCTAACCAGAAGGTAGAAAATAGAGGTCGCTTTGGTGAAGATGTTGCTATGCGAGGCATAGCTTACATGAGAGTGGAGAACTATCCGCTACTTGGTACGCAAGGTAGAATACCAGAAATTCGTGTGGAAATCGCCTCCAAAGTTTCCAAAGCAATATCTACCTACTACCAGAGCACACATTCTTCGGCAGACCTTTGGTATGATCTTCCTGGTGGGTACTTATTCTCATACTCTGGACCAACCGTTCGTATTAGTGACTCCTCGTTTACGAGCTTGACTACGTTCAACTCAGACGCAAACATCACTCGCTTTAATGTGACCAAGGACTACAATGACATCATCCTACAGACCGCGACCAACAAACTTCATTTTATTTCGGGAGTAGACAAAACAGACGTTCAAACGGTCACTGCTCCATTAGCCTATAGCGCCGTATTCGGTGGAAGGGTGCGTACCAGTGATCCAGGGCTTACGCGATATATCGTTGGCGTAAATGGCGCTACCGTTGACTTCTACGAATCACGCAAACCTAACTATACTACACTAACACTGAGTGGAAGTTTTACGCATCCAGAGGCGATTCATACTTTCATACTTGCGGAATTCTCTAGCTCCAGCTATGAACGTGACACTCTGGGTTTTGCTTTTAGTAACAACAATACAGCTCCTGGGTTCCTTAGAGTTTCCAGATCACGACTCTACAGCCCGTTCTCGAAGCAAGATTTAGGACTGGGAACTCCTGATGAATTCAATGTACCTCTTCGAGGTATCCTTCAGCGAGTTGTACACATACCACAGGAAAACGCTTTCCTTATCTATAGTCTAGATGGCCCGGAGTACGTTGTGACAAAGATTGGACACTCCGATCCTACCGTGAAGATATATGAAGTACCTGTCCCTGAAATTCCGCAAAGTTCAGGGAGACAAGAAGTCACGCCCGTGGGTGAGACCTACAGTTTTATAAAAGGTGGTAAGGTCTACACTACACAACTATCGAGTGGGGTTACCTACGTTGAATACGATCTAGTGGAAAATGGCGCTACTCTTGAGTCTTCTGGTGGATTCTTTGATGGCCTAACTAATTCTGTCTTCTACCTTGATGTTATGGGCAAAATATCCAAAATTCTACCCGATAGATTCAGCGCGGCACCTGTTAGTCTGAAAAACGTCGTTGATAGTATACTTGAAAGAGCGTTTCTCCCTCCAGAGTTGTTCGATACGTCGGGACTTTCCGGGGTTACCCTGGATGGGTATCGTATAGACGGACAACTTACCGCTGAAGCTTGCCTATCCGAGCTTTCTCGGTTCTATCATCTGAATGTGGTAGAATCCTCGAAGGGTATAACTATAAGGCCACGAAGTTTATCTCCTGTAAGTACAGTGGATGAACCATCATTCAGAATATCCGGTAACTACGGTAAACTCCTACAAGAGCAAGAGTTGGCTGAATTCGTCTCTATAACGTACTTCGATAGGAATCGTGAATTCTCTACGATGACACAAACTGTAACGAAGGACCTTATCAACGGCAAAGAAGTAACAGATAGTATAAAAGGCGGAGAGTCCTATGAAATCAATCTTTACACAACAGCGAGCGTCGTTCGCTTGTCAGCGGAAATGCGCCTTCTGAAGAACAACGAGAAACCCCTAGGTGGTGTTCTCGTGTTTGGTCCAAGATATCTGGCGATTGAACCTGGAGACTTCATTACCGGAAGTCGTGAACAACATTACTGTTACAAAGCTTATGTAGACGTTGATTTTTCTATGCGATTCGATCTATCTAAAGATGATCGAAGTAAATACGAGGAAAGCCCTGCACTATCAGGCGTCATATATAACCCCTTGGTCGCGTCTATATCTACCCCCGGCGGCGTGAAGAACTACCCAGTTTCTCTTCCCTTAATACCGGCACGGTACAAAGACCCAAGAGTGATCCATTATACGGGACAGGTTAGTCCACACTACTCCTACGAGAGACAGCTAAGTCTAACCTTACTGCCTTCAGGGCAGACACGCAGAGTAAGCGCCGAACCGACAAGTGAGACTCAACATGGCGTCCTGGAAAGTTATTCAGGGATCACACGCATCAATGAGTTCAGTTATGATGAACTGAATACCTTCGTCGTCAGATTCGCCAAGCCTGTAGTTGGCCTTACAGTAGCAAGCAGGGAGGAATTAAACGCTTCTCTAACCAGGAATCTTCTGTTTATAGGTACGGAGCTTGTCCAGTTTACATCGTTCAGTATTGGCGGTGACACCAGGACTGTAACCTTCTCAGGATTATATCGTGGTAGGATGGGTACAGTGTACGAAACGGAGAGACACTTTGTCCAGGAACCTGTTTATCTGTATGAATCCTCTGCTCTGAGTATGTCGGAGATTGGCGCACCATCAGAACAATACGGTAACGCCGACCTAATTCTACCCTCCTTGTTGGACAACAGTATCCGACGTAGGGCCTCTACGCATATCAAGCCACTAGGCACGCCTGACTGGCTCAACACTACACTATCTGCACGTAATCGATGGGGAGCTTTCGCCTTAAGAGGTATCGACTTTGATATACTCAGAAATAGGGTCTACGATCAAGAGTTGTTCAACGGTATACCCGGTCAACTCCTATCCTCGGTTGCGCGTCTTCCGCGCTTTTTCTCACTAAAAGCACCCTATAATGCAGCGCTGTTTCAAGCGGCGCTCCTAGAAGGTAATTATCTTTTCGGAACTTTGTCCGGTCCCTCACCAGGAGGTTCTCCAAACTCGTATATACATCGTGAACTATTCCAAAGAGAGCGTGATCCTTCCTCTTTCACCGTTTACTATCGTAGAGAAGACATGGTAGGAGATGGTCTCGGAGAAAACAGTGAAATATATTTTGCAACTTACAGTGATAAAATAGAAAACGCCAGAGGATACACTCTGGAGGCTAAAGTCAATCGTGGCTTTAATATACCTACTAAACTCAAGTGGAATCCTTAATGGCACAGGATTGTAAACCAGAACAAAGAAACAACTGTGAGAAAGTGGGCGTAGGTCCTAACTGTTCTCGCGACGAAAAAGCGGGCCCAAAACAAAAGACTCAATGCCTTGATGAGGCTAAGGAGGCGTGTGAGGAAAAGCTAAAAGACTGTATCAAGAAGTGTAAAGATGAGGACGAAGAGAATTCACCGAAAGTTACAGGGTACAGCGGTTTCAAGGACGCAGACACAAGCGATGGCAACGCCTTTCTTCTGAATCTGTATGTAGGCTCAGCAGGCAATCTACTACGAGAGAATGGTGTTGCGCAATCTGCGGCGCAGTATGCTCATGGGGACAACTTTACGGGCGCACCGGGGGCAGACCTCTCTATAAGAGACAAGATGACACTTGAGTGTCAATGTACGCAGGACTGCTATTCGCAGGCAATATCTGACTGTCAAACTGTCCAGTGCTACTGCGGCAGCTTCCGCTGTGAAGGTCCAGATCAAACACGGAACGCAGATGGTTCGGGGGGAGGAAAAACACCCGGTGACAACGGTGAAAATTCCTTCACGCAGCGACAAGAGAAGAACGAACTAACTGAGGTCACGTTTAACACCTTATCAAAGTACGACGATCCTATAGAAATCGTAATCGGAAGAGCTTTTCTCTCAGGTAATGTTATCTGGATGAGCCCTCCGAGAAGTGTCGCCACGCAAGAGACAACAACGTCAACAGACATAAAAACACGAACTGTGACCAATAAAGTTACAACCACGGTGAAAACAGTTATAGATATCCAGATCGCACTTTGTGCGGGCGAAGTCAGCGCTATAAAAAGCGTATTTGTGGACCTTAAAGTTCTACCCTACGCCGACATTTTATTTAGCAAAGGAACCTCTCGTCAGAAGGTAAGCTCACTAGTATCTTCAAATATCGGTTTCGGGAGAGTCCCTGCCAATAGGGATATAGCTATTTATGAGATTAGAGGTGCGGACATAAGCGGCTTCAGAAACTTCCCCGAGTTTAGTTTCGAAGTCACTACAGATGTCAAGAATATAGTGTCCGAAAACACTGCTACAAGTCCAGCGATATCTGGCGTATCCACTAGTGATCTATGGACTGTGGACCCACTATCGAGAAGGATGTTTACTTATAGCGGCTCTAACCTCTTCTGTATAGACACGTCAAATATGCAAACTGTATGGACAAGAACTGTTCCAGGTGTTAGGGAAGTTACACAAAAAGGCAACGCTATCGTCCATGATAGTTCTTCGTTCCGAATCATGGATACTTCACTATCTTCTTTTCAGAGTAATCCCTTGGTTAGTTCCCAAACAGGGACAGCTTTACTACACGTTGTCGATCAAAATCTGTCAGGTGGAGAATACTTGTACTATGAAAATGGTACAACGGGATATCTACAGCAAGTAGATGACGTTTACTTATCATTCCCTTCGGACACCGTGGCTACCCAGAGCTTCAATTTAGTAGGCAGCACTCCTTTTGACCTACTTCTCACAGCTAACATCGCTAGGTCTATAAATCATCCAAGACATCGAAGCTTCTTCCGGTTTGGCGTAGAAGGATCGAGCATAGTCATTCGAGAGTTCCGAATGTTTGGCCAAGCAGCGGATAACCTAATAGAGGATGGGCTCTTCTATACTTATACTCTTCCATTCTCTACTCTAGGTCTGGTCAATATTCTCAATATAGAATCGGGATTCTTTGATGAGTCCGCGGGTTTGTTCTGTCTGTTCGTGTCTACCGATATAGGCTCAAAGGCTCTTGGCTGGAGTCCGTATTCAGGTCTGATCTGGAAGAGAAATATCACAACAGCTCCTAAAGGAGGGAAGTACGCCAGTAGTTACGGCGTGTCGGGTAGTTATTCTTTCCTCTCAGGTTCATCTCTAAACGTAATGGATACTACTACAGGTGTCGTCGTCTCTACTCCAGCGACATTTTCAAACGTTAGTGGTAAACAGTTTTACGACGCTGCCAGAGATGAAATCTTGTATACTTCCGGAAGCACCATAACAAAGTTCGAAAAAGATAATATCACCTACTATCCAGGAAGCATTTCATCGGGCCTAGAGGCTTTGTTACAGCGTGTAGGTTTATCTCCTGGGGATTATGATATCATTGGTCTCTCCGGTGTCATCAAAGGATATAGGAGCGGCAATCAGACCTTTGTATCAGATATACTGGCATCTATCGCTAGCCTGTATAGATTCAACTTCTTTGCAAGCGATAAACTCACCATAACTCCGATGGATTCTGTCGCAACCATTGCTGTGTCATTGAATCACGTAGAAAGCGTCCCCACCAGAAAACGTAGTCCAAAAGAAGCCTCAAAAAGTAAGAATGTAAGAGTCAGCTATTTGTCGGATGTACTTAAAAATCGAGGGACGCCTTCCAAGCAACATTTCCGGGTGGACACGGGAGGACACACTTCTTCCACACAAGAACAAGAGTCATCTTTTGACTGGACAGCCCTCGAAAGCGCCAGTTACATGAAGCACTTAGCGGAAATTCTTTCTACGACCTCCACGGATCAGAATCGAGAAGTGTCTATGATGCTCGCGCCGCGGTATTTGCGTATAACCCCCTCAGACTTTGTCCAACTGGGAACAGAGTTCTTTGCTGTAAATAAAGTCTCCGTGGGTGCGGACTACAGTGTATCCGTAGAAGGTCTGTTTGATAATCCCACGAAGTATCAAGACACAGTCCTTCTGTCTCCCCCCATAATACTAGATAATAACACCGCAGATTTCTCTGACGAAAATATCTTAGCCCCGGCGTTTACGATGGTAGGTCGTCCTAATCCTCCTACGCACCTTATTTCTAGTAATCTGTTCTTGGGGCTAAGCGGGAATCTACAGTCTGTGGAATCTGTACAGAAAGGCAACGTGGCTCTCACGGAGGACGCTGCTTTTGGGAGTATAGTTCCAAGACTCTACACCCGAGAAGTTCTTTGGGGTCGTCTTATTGTGCCTCCTGTATTCACAACAGGAGAACGCTTCAGAACCTTTCCCGAGCAGAACCTGATGATTGAGTTCGCATCTAATGACATGGTTACAGCGGTATTATCCAAACAGTCGCGCGTCAATGAATATCCCGATTATCGTACTATCTCCCCCAACGTCTATAACATGTTGCTCGTTAATAAGGAGCTAATCCAGTACGCCGAATCATTTGCCGTTTCTGGTTTCCCTAGAAGGGTTGAATTTAGAAACTTACTACGCGGACGAGAGAATACGGATGACAGGATGTCGCATACCGTTGGTGAACCTTGTCTCATCTATGACGGTGTGTCTACTCAGCAACATGAGGTATTACCTGAGAGAACAGCCTTTTCTATAAAAACCCTTATGCAAAAAGATGGAGAGGATGACAGATATCAATATGACGTGTCGGCGGATGAGGAAGCGCTTTATCCTGTAGATTTTGGTTACCTGATGCGTTATGATGTTACTGCAACAGATTCAGGTGTTGCAGGCTCCCTAGCTCATCCAGCCAACCCGCACCTATTCATTATGTTTCGGATGAGACAGAACAGGGATATTGGTTTTACAGACAACAACGTTTCCCTACAGCCTAGCGGTGCGTCTATGCCCTTCCAATTATATCTGATAAGAGGTATATATGATGAGGTTTTGTTCGACACAGAGCGTGACTCAACCGATACCTCTTACGTTTTCTATAGGAAGGATGTTCGTAACGCCGGGTTGAGTGCTTTTAGCTCAAAGAACTACGACTTAACAACGCGGCAAGAGAGAGGTGTAGTCCTCTATGGTGTAGGTCATCAAGGTTACGACGCAGAAAACGATACATTAACGGCGGTAGCAATAGTGAAAAATGAATTTGGTGAGAGTCGCGCGGTATTCTCATGGCCTCCAGGGTTTTCTAGCCTTGATCGCCCAAGACGGGGCCAAAGGGTAAAATAAGTGGCAGATTGGAAACAAAACAAATACGGGCTCTCTACAGAACTCTACATCCCTCCGGGATCGATTTCGGCTATCCCAGCTCCAGGTACAAAGGGAGAAAGCTCTAACGTACTAACATGGACTCGTGATCCTGAGGAGATTGTAAAAGACCTTTTCGCTGGTTCGGGGGGGGCAAAGAGCGGCAAGAAAAAAGAAGAATGCGAGGATATGAAGGGGAAGATTAGGGGCTCGGGTCCAGATTGCTCTCCGTTGAAAGAAGAGGGGGATCACGATAGTGCCCTCTGTTTTTACAATGAAACACTTGAGTGTATCCAATCGTGGAGAGCTTCTGTGTACGCTTCTAGTCTTGATTATATTGATACGATGCTGACAAACAAAGATCAAGCAAACGAGTCCTTCAAACATGGATTTTCACAGTTGTTCCCTTCTGATATGAGTCCGGAGAGTCTGGATGAGTCTCGTGAGACGTTCGATGACGCTGGTGAGGAATACAAAGCCTGTTTAGAGGAGATTGAGGACCTATGTGAGTGTGATCGTTGTGTGTGGGGCGGAGGAGACGGTGATGATGAGAAAGAAGACACAGACACAGGCGCGCCTAACCCAACAGCAAATGATACACCTAAGAAAGACGATACTTCTGTCACGTCCGACTTTCGTGAAATACGGACCATATCTGGATTCGACGTTATACCGCGAGTGTGGGGTCGTTACGTCTTAGGAGGTAACATCGTCTGGACTGGGGGGGTCAGGACCGTCGTAAATAACACCTTTAAACCCCCTAGAGATGGTGAAGGTCGTCCAATTACGGTCTTCGATACTACACTGGACTTTTCTTTGGGTTTGTGTGCGGGCGAAGTAGAGAGTCTACTGCGAGTATGGTTTGACGACATTAAAATTGTTGATCGTCTTTTGAACCCTATAACCGATAGAAATTATACGAGTGATCTATTCTCGGCCCCCCTTGCCACGAATCCCCACGACTTAACGGTGTTGTCGAAGAGGCAACCTAAACTCAAACTTGAGTTAGGAACAAAGAGTCAAAAAGTAAATAAAGATCACGCTGAAAAGGACGGTTTTGGTCGTTCTCCGGCTTATAGAGAACTATCTTTCTTACATTTCAAAGATGTCAATCTCGCGGTTTTTCCAAACGATTTCCCGAAAATACGTGTTGACATCGCGACTAACACCGAACCTGTGACGGATTATGTAGAGACTGCACCTGAACCAGAGGTATATGGTCTATCCATGAACGTAGACCCGCGAAGTGGCTCTTTGACGGTACAGACCGAGGATGACGAATATGTTATCTATGATTGGGACACGATGGAGGAGCGTTTTCGCGGTGTGTGCTCCTTCGACGTATACCCGATGATCCTAGAATCTGGATACCAAGCCTATTTTGATTATGACTTTAATCAAGTGAGACTCGTAGATGTCGCTTATCCTCCCGGTAGAGTTCTCGTAACTGAGTACGCTCCTGTTACTCCTCTTGTCACGAATAATGACGTTCTCCTAGCTCGCACAATCAAGTATACAGATTCCAAGAGTAGAATCCCCTACGACGTGATCTATTGCACACAATTTGACAACAATATCGGAGCGTTTAGGGTAGATTACACAAACAATAAGATACTAGAAACATCTTCTTTATTTAGCTCGCCGCAGATAAATTCTACGGTAGAAACCGTACAAGCTGACTCCTTGGCTATTTTGTCGGGAATCACGACATACTTCCAAATGTCTGTCCCTAATGTATCTGGGACACACATAAAGATAACAAAAAACGCTGTTATGGGGATCAACTACATCTTCAAGGATCAGCTACTGCCATCAGACGTTACCTCTTCAACCATCCCTGCAAGTGTTTGGGGAGGTGGTGTATCTAACGTAAATATACGTCAAGCCATCTATTGTCATCATGACAACACGATACTACTCTTCGTGTCCCAGGATACCGTTTATACATGTATAAAGATCGACGCGATGACTCTATCGGTAATCTGGTCGAGCACAGGTCTTCCTGCATTCTTTACGTGGGCCACTACTTCTAATCCTCTAAGTAGAGGACCTATTGGCGTTCTTAAATTCGTTACTAGCAATGGTACGGTTCAGAGATTAAATCTGGATACAGGAGAACTTTCCACCGAGGTTGCTTTAGTTCCATCAGGGTATCCTGCGTACATCGTAGGCTCATCTCAGCACTATGACGCAAGAACCGACTCCCTGTTCTACTTCAGTTTGAGCGGTCTAAATACCAAGATTGTGCGTCTGTTCTTTGACCGGTTAAGTCCTGTTGATGTTCCTATCAGTACGATAGTGAATGATCTAGCAAGAATCACCGAACAATCTATAAATACCTCCGGTGTGACGGGTGTCACCGTCAAGGGATACGCGGTGCAATCCACCGCTTCCATAAAATCTTTCTTTACAGACTTCGCTGACTTCTTCCATCTCATTCTAACGGATAATGGTACATCCCTTACAATGAACAGTAAGGCTCTACTGTCCGCTCCTGTAGTTTTATCTCCTACAGAAGACCTCCTAGAGAACAGCTCTGAGGGTGGGATGACAACAAGTAGCAAGGTCCCAGATTCTTTGTCGGTGTCTTTTGTCACGATAGATGAAGCTGGTTTGAATGAGAGCTTACAAATTGTATCAAGCAGAGAGGTGGAGAGTGACTACTCGGTATTCTCATCTAACGATATAAAGTACACGCTGGGGGTCTATGAAGAACCTCTAGTTATGAGACAGTACGCAGAAAAAGCACTGAGGTCTGCTCGCTCAGAATCTAGACAGACGCGTTTTGGTCTTATGCCAAAGTTGATGCGTCTAGGGGTGCAGGATTCAGTGAGTCTACTGGGAGACGTGTTCCGTATCAACAGGCATGTGCAAGACCCTCTGGAGAAAGTAATTCTAGACGGAAAGACTTTCAGCACAGAGGATTATTCTTTTGATGTAGCGCTCTCCACGTCAGCACTAAACACTACGAACTTCCGCCCTCGTGTTGTGAAGGCTCCTTTTGGTAAGCCTGTGATTCTCTTCGCTAACGCCATAACGAACGAGGATTCTCTACGCTCTGTTGGTGGAGAGCAAGTCGTATACACTTTGATTGAGAGTAAGGTCCACGTTCTAGATGGTTATCGTGTAAAGATGCGAACCTTATCCCATACACAGTACTACACAGATGAGTTCAATGTCGCTTCTAGCGTTCGTACTAAAGAAGTTGATCCATCCCCTGCGTATATATCTAAGAAGCACACAGTTTCTGCTCATGTTGGTCTTCTGACAGTTATCCCTCAAACAAGAGAATTGCGTCCTGATTGGGGTAGAGTTCGTGAAGAGGATTTCCTTGAGATTACTTTCGACAAGGTAGAAACGCTCGATCAACTTGCTCTACTTACGTTCCCAGACGATAAGTCGGAGATACCTGCTGACAGTCGGAAAAATCTGTTGATAGTCGGTCAAGAACTTATACAGTTCGGGGCTTATCAGATAATGGACGCTCCGAATAAAGTTGTGCGATTCTCTCACCTATTCCGTGGTATACGCGGTACCGAGTCATATCTGAATCACGTTGCTGGAGGTACATTCCTCGTTGATGATGGTGATGGCGGATTTAATGAGATTACTCGCCCTGGTGATAGAGTATATCTATACACAGAAGACACCATACTTCCGATGGGTGTTGACGCTTACTTCACTAAGTTCAATACATCCACTCGTGTCTGGATCGATGCAGACGTACCCGCGGGATATTCCCCAGTAGATTACATCCAGAAGGCTTCCGCAGGGTCCGCGCGCGCATGGGCACCTAGCCACGCGAAGATATATTCTCTAGCAGGCGATCAGACTCACCTAAGAGTCAGTTTCGTCAAACGAGACCCCCTTGTGTTTTCCGAAATGGATAATCTGGGCCCGTCAAACGGGGTCTATGGACCTACCGTATTTATGATGAAACACTTCCAGACTGCGCAAGGAATCCTATACAACCCAGAGAATAATTACGAGCTTTTCTCCACTACAGTCCCTCAGATATCCGAGATAACCCTCCCCCTAGACAAGCAACGAACCGATATCGTAGACGGGGAGGTTATCGCCTCCTATGATATTACACATACTGCGACAAATATGACGCGGTGGGTAACCCTTCTTGTCTCCCAGATATCAAGAGACGGGCAGAATGAACCTATTATGGGGCACCCTGCTATTGTATATATTCACGCTGGTAGCGGCGTTCAGTTTAGTTACCCGCCGGTACCTTGACATCCCAAAATGAAACAGTATATAAAGAGTACACAACACCCTAATTAACCATACGGTATCCTAATGCCTGTTTCCTTTCTAGAAGAGCGGTTTCCGCCTGACATATCATACGGGTCAAAGGGTGGCCCCAGCTTCAACACAACGATTTTCACAGCAGCCTCTGGGTCTGAGCAAAGAAACTCGAACTGGCAAGTGGCGCGCTGTGTGTACGACGTGTCCCACGGCATTCGTGATAAAGCGGATATGGATTCCGTCCTAAACTTCTTCTACAATATGCGCGGAAAAGCTACTGGTTTCCGCTTCAAAGATTGGTCAGACTACCATCTGACCAACGGGAATATTGGTACAGGTAACGGCACCCAGACAGCATACCAAATAAAAAAGATATATGCTACCGGGGCCACTGTTTATGAGAGAATTCTAAGGAAGATCGTATCTCCAACAGTTGGTCCACCCGCCGTTGCGCTCCTCGTAAAAGTGAACAATGTCCTCCTGACTAACGGTGTCGGGTACAATATAAACTACAACACCGGTATCATCACTTTTACGTCTGCTCCAGCGGCTGGTCATTCTGTTGTTGTGTCGTGTGAGTTTGACGTTCCGGTACGTTTCGACGTGGATGAGATGCCGATTACGCTTGAAGCGTTTGAGTTAGAGACGTGGGATAGTATCCAGCTAGTTGAATTGAAGCTCGTAGTATGAGAATTATCCCTCCAGCGCTTCAGACACACATTGAAGGTGAGGTTTTATCTCTCACTAGATGTATGAAGATTACTCGATCTGATGGGGTTATTCTTCGTCTAACTACGCATGATGTTAATTTGCTCGTTAACGGCGACGTTTATCAAGCTGGAATTCCTCTAGACTTTTCGGCGCTTGAAAGCACAGATACCTTATCCGTAGATAACGCAGAAATAACCCTTGGGATCGATGAAACGGTAATCAGAACAACCGATCTGAATGCGGGTCTCTACGATAACGCTAGTTTTGAGTTGTTCCTTGTGAACTGGGAGAATACCTCTCAGGGCGTTATATTCCTCAAGAGAGGATCGTTAGGTGATTCAGAGATTACGGAAGGCGTTTCGGCGAAGATACAACTGCGCGGTCTCACTTATCTCCTACAGCGTCCCGTCGTTGAGCGATATTCACTTACGTGTAGGGCGGCTCTCGGAGGAAAGCGGTGCGGTGTTGCAAACTCACCAACGAGGGTTAGAAGGAAACGACAAAGAGTAAAGACCTGGGATTGGATTCTCAAACCGGCGGCTAACGTCACTACGCCTTCGTTGTCTAATCTGGGATTTGAAACGGCTGCGCTAGTTTCATGGACCTCTGCTCCGGGCTCGCTGTGGAGTCGCGTAAACGCCATAACGCCCGCTGAGGGCTCCTACTACGCTGAAGCTGGTGTCGGCTCTGTGAACCAAGAACACACACTATACCGGGATGAAACCATTGCGTCTTTAGGTATGGTTAGCGGAAATGTTGATACGGGGGATTACTCGGTAGACTTCAGCGCAGCTATTACCCGAACGTCCGGTGTTCATCGTAACCCTGGAAAAATGTTCGTAGAACAGTATAACGCCCTGGGGGTTACTCTAAAGAGGGAAGAGACAGATTATATCTATCCGGAGAACGGTGTCTGGGAAGGGATAGGCGTCACTAGTGTTGTTCTCCCCTTGTGCCGTACAATTAGATTTGGCTTCTTGGCTAAGGTGGACAACGGTGGCGCTGGCTTTATCGCGTTTGATGAAGTAGGTATTAGGAAGTGGACAAACGAGTCCTCTACTTGGGGAGGAAAAGTCTACCGAACGGTTAGAATCCCTTCATATCACGTCACAGATAGTTTACTACTCTCTAACCAGAATTTTGAAACAGGCGCGGTATCCAATACAAACATCGCCTCTGCTATCTCAGGGTGGACTCTTTCTGGTTATGGTCGCGTCGTTTCGACTTCAGGAGGTCTATCCTCGCAGAGTGGCTCTCTGTTTTTTATGGGGGGTGATGACGGTTCAACTTTGCCTAACTCTATCTATGAGATATCTCAAACGAAGGATATCCCTAGCACTGTTACCGCTCAGAACGTAACTGACGGATGGTACTACACAGAAGCTAGAGTGTATGCAGCGAGAAGTGATTCTGATAGCTCCCATCGTATTCTCGTTCAATTTCTGGATGCCGCAAATGGCGTCCTTGGTTCCTTAGACTCAGGCTTCTTCACGCTCACTACAGAGGATTCATGGAGTCTCAAGAAGTTAGGTGGCCGTGCCCCCAGCGGGACTAAGAAGGTCAAGCTAATTCTTCGGTCGCGATCTGGTGCCTCCGGTTCTTTGTCTGGTGCCGCTTTTGACACCGCACGGTTGTATTTTACAGCAACAGCCTACGAGAACGAAGCTGATGCAGAAATCGGTCTGTTATCGAAAGATGATGTATCCTATCCCTCGGTGCTGAAGGACTATGTGATCGACGGTGAAGTTATCGTACAAACACAGCCTATAGTGTTCAACTACTCTACGGTTACGGCTGTCACGGATACCCGTATCTTCACCTCCAGTGGAATCAACGATACCGCTCAGAATTTATATTCTGGTAGGATTCAGTGGCTAAGCGGTCAGAACGCTGGAAAGACCAGCTATATCCGCGTGTGGGATAATACGACGAAAGTCGTCAAACTATACGACAATATCCAGTACCCAATACAGATTGGTGATAAGTTTATCTACGCCAAGGGGTGTGATAAGACCATCGCTACGTGTGCTGACACCTTCGGCAATGCACACAACTTTAGAGGTGAGCCTTACCTACCGGGTACAGCAAAAGTCATCGAGTTTTTAAGTTCAACCGACGCGTAAGAGGAACTAATAAAATGAAAAAACCTGAAGTTATGAGTGTAGTGTGGGGCATTCAAATCGCTGGAAAGCTCGAAAAAGTTACTGTCCTAAAGAATGGCGTCTTTAACAAGATTGAGTTCATGGACTCTATGGACTCAGAGCCTACCCATATTGGGTGGATCGAAGAGAGAGAAGCTTTGGAACTAATTGATCGTGGCGCTAGTTGGAAAAAGGTAGACTAAGTCATGGGTGTTTCTAGAAGACTCGGAATCAATGAACTAGCCCAAGGCACAGTTCAAGCATTCACTGTTGTGAACGATATGCTGGGCGATCTTGAGGACGCGTTCAACGCTGTCAAGAACCCCTACAACATAACGACCGCGAATGTCATCATGGCGGAGACGGATTTCACATCCTATGATGTTTTTATAGTAACAGGTCTAACTGCACAGCGAGCGCTGACTTTTCCTAGTTTTGTGACGACCGTGGCTAATCCGAGTCAGAGGTCCCTGACTGTAGTGAATGATTCCAATTTCCCGTTGGAAATTGTGAGCACTCTTGCCCCAGGAAACTTTCTCATCCCATCGAAGGCAATCAGAAGACTGCATGTTAGCGGGACACAAGTTAGAGTAACGGGTGAGGCTGGGAAAATAACAGCACTAGATCACTCTATCTCGCTGTTCTCCGCCGCTCATCCCCCTCACGATTCTGAAATTCTTCGGTATATCTTTACCGAGCCAGCCCAGTGGCCTGCGGGCTTGCTTACTCCTGATTCCCGCGGGACAGTCGGAATCTCTCCCTCACCTATCGGAGCAATGTACATCTTCAAGAACGGTACACAGGTTGCCACCGCATACATTTCTTCAGGGGGTCTATTCACTTTCTCCACAGTAGCAAACGCTGTTGTTAACTGGGCGGTGAATGATGTCCTAGTAGTGAAGTATGAATCCCTACAACAAGGTACTATCTCTTTCTCTGTCGTAGCTGATACTGGAGATACGGTCACCATCAACAACGGTACAGATGCTGCTGTCGTATTCACTTTTGGAGGTGGTGGTGGTCAAGTCCCTCCCGGTGGTAGTGCCACAGACTCAGCCACAGGTCTAAAGACAGCTATTGAAGCATCCGCTATCGGGTACAGTTTGACCGTAACTATAACTGGAAGCGTCCTGACTATTCTCAACAAACTTCAAGCCCGTGGTGGCTCTATAACCAAGAGTGACGCGGATAACGACTACGTCGTAGCGGACTTCTCCGACGATACCACGAGTCAAAACTTTGGCGTAACATTTGTAGGTAAAAGAGTCTGAGATGCACCTTAGTCTTACAAAAGAGCACTATATAACCATCGTCGGTGACAAAGGTCAGGCGATGCAGGTTAGTATTCAGGAGGCTATAGGCGAGCGGACGATATTCGACTGGTTTGGTAATGAACACTTAGTAAGCGTCTCCAAGGCACCCGCTCTTGAGTCGGTTTTGTCCACAACCGCTGCTTCAGGTGAGTTCGTATCTTTCGGGGAAACGCATAGTTTCTACGCTCGCGCTCCTAAGAGTGCAGAATGGAAGCGAACACCCATTACAGACCTTACCAATGACATGTTCTTGGTTCAGTTACCTCAGAAAAAGATAGAGGTTGCTGATGAGGTTTTTGAAAGCTTTGACCTAGATGACAAACACTTGTACATCGTCCCACAACAAGCCTCAGACCTCTCTACGCTGATGCGTAAAGCGGCGTGGTCCGGTATTACAGTGAACAGACATAAGACGGAACTGCGTATTGAGCTAGAAAAGCTCCGTCCTGCATGTTTCGCCTCAAAGCTTATTAACGGAGCTTTGACCTATAGGCTCAAGGACGCCCTTTCTAGTTTGATATCCTCAGGTATTGTCTCGATGCCGGGCACCTTCTGTGATGAATATGTCACAGAAGTTCAGCGCAAGAAGGTCCTCATGGAGGGTTTTACGGTATTCAACAGTACCAGCGTTCTCCCCGTCCGAAAGATCAGTGACAAAATGTCCGAGGTATACCATGTTGATTTTCTTGGAAATTCCAATATTCCCGTGGAGCTTACTTGGTTCCATAGCTGAGGATATTGACTTTCGTCTAGTTTAACACTACTTATTAACCTTAAGATTAGGAGAACAAAAGATGGCAGTTTACGGTGTTGGCGGAGAAGCGGATTGCTTCTACCCGGTTTCAGGTCAAACCTACGCCTTTGAAGCTACAGGCGGTGGCGCTGCCCCTGGTAGCTCGCTATTTATTAACACATTGTCCCGTGGGGCGATGAAGGTTGAACAGGGGGTTAGTGAGCTTGAGCTTAATGCCTCTGCAAACGTCGCTTTGGGTTATATCCACGCGTATCTATACCAGGAAACCGTCGCGGGGACGGTAGCAGACTGGATTCAGATTAAACAAATCAACGGCAATCCATCTTATCGTATTGGTCTCAATCCCGCTGGTACATGGACAATTCAGCGATACTCCGGTGGTGGTTACATCACCATGGGTACAAGCACATCTTCAATCATATCAAATGAAGGCGCTTACATTGATATGTTCATCAAGGTTGATCCTGCTGTTGGTGAGTTTCGTGTGTTTAAGGACGGAACCGAAGTTTTTACCTTCTCGGGTAATACGAACATCGATAACGCTACCTTTGGTCGTATTCATTTCAAAGGTCAATCGGGCACAGCGAACGAACTGAACGTCTCACAGATCATCTTCTCAAACGAAAGTACGCTTGGTTGGGTTCTCGCTACTCTGAACCCAGACGGTAACGGATTCAACACAGCGTGGACCGGTTCTTACACAGATATCGATGAATTCGTTCTAGACACAAATGACTACATCGAAGCTATCGCGGTCAACTTAGTTGAGACTTCGACGGTGACGAACATCAACGGGGCCTATTCGACCTATAACGTCAAGGCGGTTGTAGTGGCTATGCGCGCTTCAAACGATACGGGTTCTGTCATTGCAGACCTCCAGGCCGCGATTAGAACAGCGTCTACCAATTACTTCTCACCTAACCTGTCGCTTCCAAAAGATGGTACAGACTACAGTCGTCAGTATGTTTGGGACGTAAACCCGAACACTGCTGCTGCTTGGTCTCAAGCTTCTGTGAATGCTATAGAGGTTGGTGTCAAATCAGTCTAATATAATATAATATAAGAAGTGATCTATGCCTGTCATCAACGTAGGAGATGAGTTTGAGTTCATGGTCTCATCTAATACGGGACAGGTGTCCGTAAAAGATATTGGTCAACGAGGAGGCGTGAATCCGAGAACTACAGGCGGACAGGTAACCCTCGTCCCTATTGATTCTCCTGTATCGGATATGTGGTTCCGTTGTTTGATCGCTCCTGCTGCGCTCTCTGTGTCTGCTACCAACCCTCTCGTATCTTTTTTCCTAGGTACTCCTAGCTCTGGTACCGTTTTCTCTATAAAAAGACACTCAGTAGCCCTAAGAAAAAACTGCACCATCGACATAAACGGTGTGTTTTCTGTCCCTCTATCTCTGTGGACAGGCGGTATTAATAGTTTTTATGATATGTGTATCCACCTAAAAAGCGGTCCTTCTGGTCGGTTGAGGATTTGGCTTGAAGGTAAGAAAGTCCTGGACTATTTCTTCAGCAGCTCGGTTTTTACTTGGGACGCGGTCCAGCTTTACTCACCAGGGACTACTCCTTCCTACTATGGAGGCATGATTCTCTCCTACGGTACTATAGAAAATAGTAATATCATAAACGCACAGGTGTACCACAAGACTCCCTCTAGTGTGGGTTTTTACAACGCGTGGAGCGGTTCGGCAACAGACCTACGTGACGACTCTGTCATTCCTCGCATAGACACCGCTACGTTTAGAGATAGCACCACTGTGGGAGCTAAGTTCACACAAGTATATGACAACATGTATTCTATTAACCAGTCAAGGATACCTATGGCTGTGACTATCGGCGCTGATGGAAGTTTGTCTGGTGGGGGTGCAATATCCGGGCTAAACTACTTCGCGCGTTTCTCGGGAGTTGACTACAACTTAGGGACCTATCCTACTGTTGGCGTTCCTATGACCACATTTACCCTTAGTTCAGACCCTGCTGGTAACCCTTGGACCGTAGCTAATATAGACGCCATTGAGTGGGGAATCAATTCAACATGAGCATCTTCGCAATAGGTGACGATTATGAATCTTATAACGTCACTCCGCCACTTACAAACGCGATTCATTACGATCAATTCGAGACAGGTGCTGTCGGTGTAGTATCTTCGGCCGCAATAGAGGCCAGACTATACTTCTCCGCACAGACTGCGGCATGGGTTCACTTTAGATTTTTTGAGTCGAGTTTGGCTACGAGTGTGGATAAAGTTCTATTTGCCTTGTCTATGGTGGATTCTTTTGAAGAACCTTTGAGAGTATACCGTCAACTAATAAGCTCTATTCATTATCTTGTTTTTATGGCTGGTGACGATAATATTTATGGATATGTAGAGCTTGGGCGCGTAGCGATACCAATCAACACAGTAAATCTAAGATTCGATGTATTTTTCTCGACTACGGGGGGTTCAAAAGGTTTAAAGGTATTCATCAACGAGATGCTTGTGATAGACAAGGCTGGTGGTTTTAGTGTTCCTCTTACGACTTTTAACGGTCTGATCTTAGCGGGCCCCTCAATGAGTCATTCCAATGTGGTTAAGTGGAATACGGTAATAGTCTCCAGCACACCTTGCTTCAGATATAACATCATAACAACCAATCCCACAGCCGCCGGGACCTACTCACAATGGAACGGGACGTACTCTATATGGGAACGTACGAATTTTCGAGATAATGCCGTGTGGGTGGATAGTAACAATAAAAAATTTAGTGCACCATACTCCTCGGTGTCGGTCCCTGCAAATAGAGATATAAAAACCGTTCAAGTGAATTCTCTTGTCAGTATGAGCAGCGTTGCTTACAGTCCGAATGTTTTCATGAGAAGCGGGGGAATTGATCTCTTTCTTGGTGGTATGAATGTTCAAATAAATGACGGTCAATCTAGTGATAAGATCATATTACATACTGACCCCCTCACGGGACTACCTTGGACGACTTCCGTTCTAAACGCGATTGAGTGGGGGATGATAACCGCATGACGATTCTAGCAGTAGCAAGCAGTCACGCGAACACAAAGTGGGGTCACTCTGTCGTTAAGGGCGCGGGACCAATCCCTAATTATGATACAAGCAACGCGGGTCTCTATTACAACAATTCTTTATCAAGAGGAACCATACGCGCACTTAAAGGTGAGGGTGACCCCTACGTCGAATTATCCGCCGACGCCTCCGAACTATGGCTTCATTTTGAGCAAAAAACCCAGTCGTATCCTGGTGGACCAGATACTACTGTACTAAAGTTCATGGGCAATGACGGGAGTTATCAGATCGCGGCGATCCGATTTGGAAACGCCATGGGTTTTTATAAATCAACGGATGGAGTCTCTCTAGTTCCGATTGTGTCCGGGATGCCGATTACCTTGTCCACAACGGATAGGATGATCATTGATGTACATGTGAAAATTGCAGCTTCTGGTGGTTTCGTTAAGGTATATATCAATGAAACGCTGGTACACACAGAAGGTCCTACGAATACGTCTACAAACGGCCCCCAGAGTATTCGTTATATCAACCTATCCTCTCCAGGAGCGGCCTCTTTCTACTCACAGATAATAGTAGCTGATCAATCCACCATAGGATGGCGTCTTGCCGAAATTCATCCAGTAGTGGGTTCTCAAAATTTTAGTGGGTGGACTGGTGACTACTCCGCCCTAGATGATTTTACATACTCCTCCACTAAGACTGATTTCCTAAGCGTAAATACAAACAACGCGGTCTCGTCTTTCGAAACTTCGGACGTGCACTCATCCTTGTCAGTTATGACCATAGAGGCGGTGGTCTTCTGCGCTCGGGCGTTGGCTGAGACGGGTTCAGCAGTAGACAACATTCAGCTAGGACCTTCTATAGGAGGAACTTTCTACCCCAGCGGTACCTTGACAATCGGTGAGGGAAATGGTGAAGTTATAGTTAAAGCTATATTCAGTAATAATCCAGCAACATCCTCTCCTTGGAACTTTACCGCAATTAATAACATGCAAATTGGTGTTAAAGCCATAACCTAAGGTTTCGCATAGTGGCATTTATTTACAAGATGGGGGTAGCGGTTGTCGTTAGAGACAGACCGGGTATCCACGTCTTTAAACAATCTGCCACCGTACTGCACGGCCCTGCTGTCGGAGAGTACCTAACTCACTTCATGAGTAATGTAGTTCTAAAAAGAACTGTGGGTTTAAACGTCTCTGATTTTGTAGCTGTTGTCGTCTGTTCCCCTACGGTTGCTGCGCCCGGTGTACGGTCACATAAATACAACACCTATGGTGTCTTGTCTCCTAACACGTTAGTTTACCAATACAATAATTATAGCGTGCTTGAGCCTATAGAGATACCATCCAAGATAAAGAAGTTGTCAGGGTATGGTGCCTTAAAAGCCTCAACGAGAGTTTTCGGTCAAGCCGGTTATTCCGCACTGAAACCACCACCACCTGTTCGTGTAACAAGTAGTCGCGCATATGCTATTGTGGCTCCCACGGTAACCGCTGGTAAGTTATCCTCTTTCGTAGCTCTTAAGCCACCGCCACCTATCACGGTTGATAAGGTTACAGGATACGCCGTTGGTGCTTCCGCGCTTAGTGTGATGCGCTTGTCAGGATACGTCGTTGCGGACGTTCCTCCGGGGCAAATCGCGCGCAAATATGGCGGGTATGTCGCTCTGGTTCAGGCGGCGTCAGTCTACCAAAACGCGTCTTACGCTGTTCTAGATGTACCTCCTCCCTCTATAATCTATACGCTCAAGGGATACGGTGTTCTCTTCGACAAAGCTTCTAATGTTTATCAGAATACCCTTTATGGTGTTTTGGACGCGCCTCCTCCAGAAGTCGTGCGAAAATACAACGCATATTCTGTTCTGGTCCGAGCCGCCAGTGTGTATTCTAAAGTAGGATATGCTGTTCTAGATGCGCCTCCGCCTTGTAAGGTTTACAAACTATCTAGTTACACCATTCTTATGCACGCAGTATCTGTTCCAGGGAACAGAGGATACGCCGCACTGAAACCCCCACCACCAATTACCGTTTATGGCGTTGGCGGGTATTCTGTATTAAATCAAGCCGCAAATGTGTACGTTAAAAGTAGTTATGCCGCGCTAATCCCTCCTCCTCCGATATTCGTCCTAAAGTGGGCGTGTTACGCTGTGTTCTGCCAAGGAGTAAATACTTCTAAGAACTTAGGTTACGCTGCGTTGAAACCCCCACCACCGATTTTGTCTAACAAACTTATCGGTTACACCGCCCTCGCACCTACCGCTAACGTGTACTCATTCGTACATTATCGTGTCCTAACACCGCCGCCGCCTATCTTCGTGAGAGCGTTTGTTGGATATGCTGTACTGAACCAGATAGCGGAAGTACAAGCCTACAACGCCTATGGGGTCATGAAGGCTCCACCACCTATAAAAGTTTTCGACTGCTCAGCGTATGCTTGTTTGGTACAAAGCGCGGAAGTAAAGAACACTACCTCCTATGTCGTACTAGGTTCGCCCCCACCCCTGTATCTCTCTGGGATGAAGGGTTACGGCGTCCTAACGCCAGCTACGCGTGTCTTGATCACAAGCGCTTGCGTGGTCATGGAACTTCCTAGAACATTACACTATAAGACCTCCGCAGGTGTCGTATTGATGCATAAACCAGTAGCGACCATCGCTTATGAATACAACGGGTATGTGGCAATAGATTCACCACCAATAAGTGTTGATAAGATGACCCTATACACGCCTCTCGTTCCACTGTCCGGTATAGGCCCCAGACAGAGGAAGACGGTATCCTATGTAGTCGGCGCGCCTACGATCAACCCAAGCAAGACCTCTGTTGTTAATACGAGCCAGTGATGAAACTTACAGATGACATTCTAGACGAAGCGCTACTATCCATGACGGATCGGGTTAGCGGAAAGATGCAACCAAAATATATTTGTCTTTATTCTTATAGTGGCGATCTGCTGGATTTCGAGGATCATATTTTCAACGTGTTGGATAAAGAGTCCGTTCATATTTCTGTAGACACAGACGGTACAATTACCCAATACGCGCCCTTTACCTCTAAGACGTGGCACGCCGGGGCGGCCTCCTGGCAAGGGTACCACGGCCTCAACGGCTTTGCGATTGGGGTCTACGTCATTGTGGACGAAAAGGGGGGATATTCGGCAAATACTTTAGACGCGCTTGTCCGTCTCCTGGTCGATACCTACAAGATACGCGACATAGTGTCCATCAAGCGACCCTTTAGCGGTATAGTTGACATAGAGCCTTACAAACCTTATGTTGAGTATGGTAACGCAGATAGTATGGGTAGATACGTAGTAATCTCTGGTAGCGAAGTCTTTTCTGGACCTTCTACTAGTTTCACGAGTATCACTGTAGTGGAACCTGGAGAGGCTGTGAAGCTTCTCAAAACCTCTAGAGATCAAGAGTGGGCGCTGATTCTGTTTGAACAAAGAGATAACGTATCAAAGCAAGGTTGGCTACACGAGTCCATGCTCCGGAGACTCTGACGACGACGATGATGATTACGCTGACCTTGGTGAAATACCAAGTCATGACTGGGTACGAAAAATTGAGAACAACGGGGACCAGTTTGATATGGCAGATCAGGGGATGGGCTTTTTGTCTGGAAGTTTCTTCAAACAGGAGGAACACGTGGCAGAAATAAACATAGACAAGAACGAAGAGAACGAGACTGCTAGTACGATAGGTCAACCGGGTTACGGTCTTGTTATCGATGGTCTCGACTATATAAGTGAGAGGAAGCTTTATGCAGACTTATTCGAAGCTTACGGCTGGACTGAACTCTTCCGCGAGTGTGTTGGTCTTGTCGCGCTTTTACTGGTCGTTGGACTTTACTACCAAAAAAGAGAACCATTACTCTTGGCACCCATAACCCTATGGGTTTCCTTATATCTATTTAGGAGATAATATCATGCTATCCTGGCTAAAACTAGGCGTTCCGGCAATCGCACTATACCTCATGTCAAGCTGGGGTCATGGGATCATTCAGAATTATAATGAGGCATTCGCTGTAAAAGCTGAACAGGCGCGAAAGATTGATCAACTGGAGGCGCGCGTCAATGCCTACAAGAATATGATCGAGCGCCGAGACGACGCTATCGCGGCATCTGCCTGTAAGGTGAAGATTAAAGGTTGGCTCAACCACCCTGAAACCCTCCCAATGAGCGTGCCTACGCCGCTGGGTCCGTTACACCCAAACTAGCCTCTAGGAGAGCCCTGTGGGCCCGTTAAATTCCTTTGTCAGCAGTATCCTCTACTGGGCAGAAATCGCCTGTATGGCCATCCGCTGCCTTCTGCAAGAGCTTCGAGGGGAAGAGCCAGATTGTCCTGTGTGCTGGAAGTGTGATATGATGCGTGTTCTCGTTTTGTGCTTCCTAGCCGCCAGTTTCACTACGTTGTTGAAATTTTTACTATGAAAGCTCTTTCCTCTTGATTATTTAGAGGTTAGACGCTAAATATATCCTACTGACGTTGAAGCGCGACTAGTTTGGACAACACTCGGGGGCAGTACCCGACAGGTCCACCAAAAGCGTCTACTATGAAACTCTGAAGGGGCTTCCCGAAGTGTCCCCGAGGAGAATCTCTAGTAGGCGCTTCTGATGGGCCTGAAATAGGATCGATTGACAAATGCGGTCTATGTGGAGTTAGTGGTGACGTTTCCGATCTTACGGGACAAACTCTAGATGCAAACGAAAACTCGGTTGCGGAAGACTTTGAGTACAGACTTGCTGCCTAAGCAGTAAGTTCGTCTTAAACCTTTCTGGGGCTTTCCGGTGCGCCTTATTACCCAAGCACTGGATCAATCACGCGTTTGCTGCTTTCTTGCAAAGTAGCTGGTGGAGGGCTTAAACGCCCCTGGGCTGTCTAAGTGCTCGGCACGCTTAGACAGCCTCCAATTTTATAGGTATGCTCGTGTTCGTGATCGTGAGGTTCGTTGGCGACTACAGGACCGTGAAAGGTGAAGAACTTTTTCGATCCAAGACGAAAGCCGACTGCGACAAAGTGTACAAAAAGTTTAAAGAGCAATATATCACAGATACTGTCATACTTCTTCCAGCCGATAAGAAGTGGAACTATCTGTTACCGCCTTAATGCGGGGTAGGGAAGAGGTCGTCCCGCCTGCCTCATAAGCAGGAGACCGCTGGTTCGAATCCAGCCCCCGCAACCAACTGGAGTATGATATGGACGCCGCAAGTCAATACGCCCTTGGTATGCTAGTAGTCGTGGCCGCTATTTTCTTGTTCCTGTGGTTCCTGGATCGAGACGACGACTACTCCTCTTGACAAACAGATAAACTATGATTATCGCTCCTTCCCCGGAAAACCCCGGCGTTTAGGCCGGGGATGTAGAGGGGATCGGCCCACCGGGCCGACTTTGTTGCTCGATGTACTGCTTGACTACAGATATCGGAGCCCCGCCGACCGACCCTGCAAAATAGCTGGGTGTCCACAGAACGCCTCCACTTTTCCTGACAGACCAAAACGTCTTGATCGCCGGAAACTCTTGCTTGAGGCGTCGGCTCGAAACGCCCTTTAGGCTGTTGACCAGCTCCGAAAGACGCACCTTCGGAGGATAGTTGACCAGCAAGTGAACGTGATCCGCTTCGCCGTTGAATTCTTTTAGGTGAACCTCGAAGTCCTTGCACACCTCGTTGAAGATGATGCCGAGACGGTCGAGATGCTGGCCAGTGAGAACCTTTCCACGCCGCTTGGTCACAAAGACCAAGTGCGCGTGAAGCATAAAGACTACGTGACGACCTGTTCGAATTTCCACGATAGACCAATTTGACATTGTTGCCAGATAGGCCTATATAGATAACATGAACTCGACCGAAGACCAAGACAAAACATACAAGACTTTCAGCTACCGCGTCAAAGATGCGACCAGCGGAAAGCGCCTTGTCGCGCTTGGCAATGCGGTCAATACAGTTTGGAACCACTGCAACGCCGCGCAGAAGCACGCGGTCGATAGGAACCAGAAGTGGCCAAGCTACGCCGCTATGCACGCCAGCACTAAAGGCGCTGGCAGGCTGATCGGATTGCCGTCCCAGGTGGTGCAAGCCGTCTGCAAGGAATATACGATCAAGAGGAAGGCGGCCCACAAGGCCAAGCTCCGCTGGCGCGTCAGTCGCGGATCGAAGCGTTCCCTCGGCTGGGTACCGTTCACGAACCAGGACATCAACCTTGCAAAGCGTGGCACCGTCGAGC